TCGTTTGTTAATGTGCCGCTTGCTCCTGTTATAACATTGCCTACTACGGATGTAGTGAACAAGTCATTTCCTTCTAAGTCTTTGACACCGATATCAGCACTTGTTATAATAGTACCTGTTGCGGCAACACCCTTATACAAACTAATCTTCATTTCAAAATCGAGTGTATATATGATTGAACGTCTATTCTCTATCTGACCTTCATAATCATCAGAGAATGTTATGCCTTGCAATGTTATGGGGGTGTCTTCCTTGACATCGTACTCCGATAAAGGTTTTACTGTTACAGTATACTGTGGTGTGAAATAAGGTAGAATCTGTTCGATAATTTGTAATACATCGTCCTGACTTTTACCATACACGTTCAACTGGAAGTTGACATTATATGGAACAGGTGTGTATAGTTGTGTTGCTGAACCAGTATAAGTTGTCGGCGCTTTAACACAGTTGTTCATCTTAGGCAATTGTCTTATTGGATCATAGTTCATTGCTACGATTTCGAATGACATTCTTGGTAGTTTTAAAGCAATCTGTCTTTCGTTTACCTCACCGTTAAGCATATTATCCATGCGTGTGAGAAAGTCTCGCTTAGGTGCATATGATAATGGAACTTTTACTTGACTAATAACTTCACCCGCGGTATTCTTGCGTATGACATTTATGTTATTAAACAATGAACCAAATACGGCAACTGCTTTTCTAATTCTTTGATGATAGAAATGTGAACCTAACATTATACTGGATCTCCGAATGGATTAGACTCTGAGAAGTCGATGAATTCTGTTGCAACAGTATCAAAGATTGCATTCTGATTGTCAACCTCTAAGTTCTCGCCTGCAACTGAAGTCGGAGTTTCACTAATTGCAGAAGTCTGTCCTACTACAGGTAACGATGCTGCCCAACTATGATAGAGTCCATCAGAACCACCACCATGTGCGACATACACTTTATATGTTCCAGGAACAGATGCATCAATATTAGCAATCTCTCCTTTCATAGTGAAAGTTGCATTGGCCTGTGATATCTCTTCGCCAATTTCAAACTTACTACCTGCTATACTGAATGTAGTCTCGTCAAATATCAGAGTAGTTGTGTATGCATGTACAGTTTCGATTGCATCAATCTCTCCAACACCAGTATCAAAGTCTTCATCATTGTATTCAAACAGTTCACATCGCATACGGAACACAGGAAGATTCTTTAACTGGTAGAATGGTGTCTCATCTTCTACTTTCTGAATCTCAAATATTGAGTTAGACAATGTTAAAACAATTAGATCGCCTTCTCTTGGGCGATAGAAAGGTTCTTCTAATGTGTTCTCGATAGAAGCAACAGTATTCAACCATCGACGCCTTGCCATAATGAATGTGGCAGCATCTCGAATCTCTACACCAAACTTAGCGAACAAGTCACCTTCGCCATCAAACCCTTCAACGCCTTCGATGTACATTTCTATACGATAAGCATTGTCGAATCGTGAGGTGTTATCGTCACCAAAGATTGTATCTCTGTTGACCAGTTCACGTGGGACATAGTAAACGTCCTGACCATACATCTTCAAAGATTCAATAATGATATCTTCGTAGAGAGTCTGCTCAGACTTTCTGCCCTGTGAGAAGTAAAGATTAGTTGCCATGTTATCCTATCAGAAAGTCAACTGGGAGTTCTTGTTCGAGACGTAATTTCTCTTCAAGTTTCTCGATTTCAGCAGTCGCGTCTTCATACAATTGACGACCACTAATAGTAACACCACCCGGCAATTGCATTCCCTCAAACTTGGACATGTTCACGCCCCATTGCTGTTTGATTAATTGTGTGGTATAATCTTTCATGAACATATCATTCCATATGCTCAAGTGTACTTCTGGATCAATGATTTGATATACTTCGGCAACAACATAGTCGCCTGCTTTAATATCTCCGTCAGCAAGATCGCCATCAATGTATAGACGTTGCTGTCTACGCGAGTGACGCACTTGTGGTAGTCCATTCAGTTGTTGATCGATCATGCTCAGATATTGTTCCATCTGATATATGTATGATAGATCGCCCGCGAAACTGTAGAAGTCTTGCATATTGTTTAAGTACATCTGATACTTTAGATCAAACATATTTCCACCAGAACCAAACGAAGAGTTCATAGGAAACAATCTCTTCACCCACTGAATGCTTGCACTCAAAGGAATATATCCATTGGTCACATCAGAGGCAGTTACTTCATGCTTTAGATAAGTTCTAAGTGTTGCATCACTGTGATACTCTTGGTATTTCTGAAGAGCGTCATCAACCTTATCTTCAACTTGATCTATATCAACATTGATTTCAATTACAGGTTCGCCTAATCTACGTAGAGCGAAGTCGATTAAATCTTGTCTTGAATCTGGCGATGCCATTTGTTACTCCAAAGTTTATCTGTTTATTTATGCACCCCAGAGAGTAGCACCTACTGAGTCATAAATTACTAATTGTCTTGCTTGCGCATCAAAGTAGCGACTCGCTTCGAGATCACCCTCTACCGTTACGCCTGCGAATGTGACACTATCTGTACTAGTAGCACCTCGACTGGTTACAGATTGTAGTGTGTCTTGCTCTGAATCCAAATATGCAAGATTACCCAATTCTCTGAATGACACAGAGTCCTGTGCAGAAAGTACAAGTACGTTATCAGTCTCTTGATCTCTATCAATCTGAGTAAGAGATAAGTTACCCATAGTGAGTCTATTACTAGAAGCATTGTATGATAATGCACTATCAACTTTAGCACTATCTCCGCCACTTAGTACACTAACAAATGTAGGATAGAAAGTTAAGTCTGCATCAGTCGATGTAACTTGTGTTAAGTTGACAGTACCGTCAAGAATATCAGTTGATATAGTTCGTCTAACAATTCTATTTGTTGTTGGTTCTAAGAATAGACCGAATGTAGCAGTAACAGATGCGTCAGTGTTGTTAATTACAACATCATTGTCGAAGGTTGCAGAATCAAATAGAGACGCTCCAACTACTGCAATGCCTGTTTCGAAATTAGTTAGTCTGTTAAAGTTCCACGAGTTATCTGTCGATGCATATGTGATACCAGCATTTGCTCCAGCGACAGTGATACCCGCGCCTTCTGCTTCTGCATTGTTAGTTGCATTCTTAGCAATAACAATATTCTTATCATCGATTTCTAATGTTGCGGTGTTCAGAATTGTTTGTGTACCATTAACAGTAAGATTACCATTAATTACTACACTGTCAGCATATAGTCCACCGTAGAAGTACGAGTAGACTTGTGTGCTATCGCCTCGTGCGGTGACAGTTGCTAGTGTCTCGTTTGCGGTCTCAGCAAATGCGCCTTCACCAATCTTACGAACAACAACACTATCCGTAGCACCATCAAAAGGATTATTCTTTACGAATAGAGCGTAGAAATCACTTGTATCACCCGAATCTAATGATGTGAAGTTAAGTGCATTGAGTGTAAGTGAAGATATATCACCCCATGATCTAACACCACTAGCAGTAGACGTAAGTACTTGACCGTCAGTTGTCGGATTACCAGGACTAGGTTCTACCTGATCGAGAGTGATATACTCATATCTTGCTGAATCGAGATCCTCTACTGGTCTGGTTGTTACACCACCTGTAAGAGAAGTGCCCGAAACGCTTATTGTATTAACCATTTAATGATTCCAAATAACTTAGAGTTAATTGCAGTTTGCCAGCACCCGCCGCATTAGTTGAGCATCGGATAACACCGTTTTCTTCAATAATTAACTTACCTGTAATCAGACTTACTGCATCACGAGGCGCAACTCGATAACCTTTAATCAAGTGAACTGCTGGTGCTGCCAGTGACAGCGCCTGTTGCATATTAACCTCGAAAGTACCAGTACCAGCAGAGTCGATATTCGCTACCTGCGCCATCAACACAATCGCAGTGATTCCGTTGGGCGAAGTATAGACTAAATCGCTGTCGCCAGTAAGTGTATCTTTACCAATAACAGTAACAGAAGTTGACTTAAACGTATTAAGTGGAGTTGCCATTTTTCTTTAACCTTCTAGTGCTAGAATATATGGAGTTAGAATAGCGTATAGAGATCGTTCAAACGTCTCACCTACAATTCTACCTTCCTGTCTTTTAATTGTCAGTTCAGAACCAATTCTAAAGTCGCCTAACTGATCCGTTGATGTAAATACTACTAAACCTTCGTTCGTTGCAGAGTCATATACTACTTCTCTTTCTGGTCTTGGTATACCACCATTCTGAGGAATAGCAGTAAACGTGTTAGTTCCAGATCCAACATACTCAAATGTATGAGAAGATGATGTGATAACAGAACGCTGTCTGAAGGTCATCTGCTGATTCGCTTTCTTATTACTATTCAGACCAGGTTCGAATGCAATGTCGTACATACCGCCACCGACTGAATCAACACCCAACACTGTGTAGAAATATTCTTCACTGTCAAACTTCATTGCATCGCCGTAGTTAGGCAACTTAGTTTGTCCTACAGTTCCGAAGTAATCAGCACTATCTCTATTTATCACTCCTGAAATACGAATGGTGTCATCATACAAAAGTTTTGCTGAATCGAGATTACCGTCATATAGTACTTCAGAACTACCACGAGCAATCAATCCGAAGTCACCAAACGAGGAGTTACTGTTCGTGATAGAACATTGTCCGCCAGTTTCAGCAAGAATAGAAGTCTGAGTTGAGATTGTAAAGATTGATACTAACTGTGCGTAACCACGATTCAACAAGTAAGTACCAATACCAGCGGCATTGTACTGAGTGAATGCGTCTGATACCATCGACTTCAATCCAGAACATTTAGATCCGTCAATCTTCATACCGATACCATCGTTGGTAATAGATGTACAGTTCTGAACATATGGTGATTGAACGATGAATGGTCCAGCACCAGCACTTTCTACTTTAGGATCATATGCTACACAGGCAGCAAAGTTCTGATGATCTCGGAAAGTAATATCTTTGATGAAGCAACCATTGTCCATATAGAACATATCAGAGTCAACACTCTTAGGTCGCACCGTTGTTGTTCTCAAGTTATCACCAACGATTGCAGTCTTAGGCGGTAACTTAATAGGATTGTTTATTATATAATCGCCAGACTTCAAGAAGATTGTAGTGTCACCAGTATTCTTAGCAGACTTTACGGACTGAAGAACAATGAAGTCCTGATCTTTCTTGACTGCGGCAATCGCGTTTCGTAACTCAGCACTTACTCCACGACTTGATAAAATAGGATCAACTTCAGTTGGTAGACTGTCAGTATTACCAGCAACTAAAGTGGCAACTAAGAGGTCGTCAATCAGCGTAGCAATAATGGTTGATTCTGTTGAAGTCGCATACTGACCGGAGTTACCAGTCTCGTTAGGACCATATGCTGAAGTAGTAGTAACATTACTTGTAAGATTATTGGTGAGAAGTTGTCCAATAATGTTTCTCATATGCTCGTATGTTGCAATTGTTGCCGCAACTTCACCAGGGTTTAATTGACTGGCAGCACCAACAAAGTATGCACGAGAGTTTATAACCATGGCGTGTGAACCGCCATATAATATATCGAATGTTAGACCGTCAACAATAAACCCTATGTCTCTACGACATCTAGTTCTATCGTAAGATGAAGGACCGTATAGATTAGCATACTGTATTGCTTGTGTTTGAATCGTGCTTTTCTGTGCTAGAATAGTAGAGTAGTTTGCCGCTGTTGTAGCATTAACACCAGTAAAGTTTGGTAGAATAGTAGAGTCAAGATTGTTCAAGTTTTCATCGTTAATAACTTCAGTGATGATGTCCATAAGAACACCCAACTGAGTTGCTTGAGTAGATGTGGCAGTTCCTGCGCTAGTATCTTGACCAGTATATGTTTCAAGAACAACTTGTCCTAATGAAGTCTTCAGATATGCATATGCACCTAATGTAGCAACTTTCTCTCCGGCACCTAATTGACTTACAGCACCAACAAAGTATGCTCTTGCAGAAGTAACTGCACCAACATTTCCTTCGTAGACTATATCGTGAGTAAGAGCATCAAGAATATATCCAATGTCTCTTTTACATTTAACTCGATCATAAGTTGTTGGACCATACCAATCAGCATACTCTATAACATCTGCTTGCAGGGAGGTAAGCGCACCATTGATGGTGTTGTAGTCTGTAGACACTATACCAGTAAAGTCTGGCAGTACACGAGTTGCGATTGAATCAAGATTTTCTGCTACAAGGACGTCAATAATAATATCAAGTAACGTGCCAGTTGTTGCCGCTTCTGTAGCAGTTGCAGTTCCGCCTGTTGTGTTCTGACCAGTATATGTTTCTTGAACTATTGATGATAGAATAGTTTTAAGATTTGTGTATGCACTTTTTGTTGGCGTTGTCTGTTGTGGTGTAATAATCGCTAATGATCCATCAACATAGTATGCTCTTGCATTATTGAATGTAGCGAAGTTACCGTCATAAAGAAGATCGTGAACTATACCGTCAAGAACATACTCGACAATTAATCTATAACCATCTCTATCATACTGTACAGGACCATATACGTCCGCAAAGTCAATCGAGTCTGATTGAATAGTTGTCTTTGCTGCCACGATAGTGGTGAAGTCAAGAATTATCGGTTCAGCAATAGCAGTCGTATCAGGATTAACTAGTGCAGGAACACCATTAAAGTTACCAGCAGTTAATGCGTCAATAGTTATCTGAAGAAGACCTTGAAGTCTTGCAGTCTGTAGTAATTGTCCAGACTGAATTTCGCTTGTTACGTCCTGTCCAGTCAATGTTTCACTGAGCAATGTACCAAGTTCAGTTTTGAGATTAGTGTATGCCGCAATTGAGGCAGTAACTTCTGCCGCTCCACCTAACTGAGAAGCACCATCTTTGAAGTAAGAGAATGCTAAAATACGTGAAGCGAAGTTGCCGTCATACAGAATATCATAAGATAGTCCGTCAAGAATGTAACCTACGTCACGTTGGCATTTTGCAACATTGTAACTTAATGAAGGATAGTTTGTAGTGAGATATGCAATCGTATTGTCAATAAGTAACTGACGATTATTTCTAATCTGCTCGTGTGCCCAATATTCGTTATTCAGACTATTAAGAGGAGTAGGATAAACAATTACAGGTTCAGTAATCTTTCCTTCAAGAAGGTCAAGAATAATTTCTAGGTTTTCTAGCAATATGGTTTTAGAAGAAGTGTTAATATCCAATGCACTAAGAAGAACACCGATGTTTCTGATAGTCAGTACAGTGCCCGCAACTTGTGCTTCAGGAAGAGCGCCTGCACGATTATATGCAAGACCCGCTGTCACTGTGTTATAGTTTGTGCTAAACAACAAATCATTTGTTAATGCTTCAATAATGTATCCTACATCTCGTGAACATTTTGTTCTAGGATATGTGGACGATTCAAAATTAACTGAGACATGCTTAATAGTATCATCGATGATTAATTGTAAATTATTTTGTATTTGATCCGCGGCACTACGTCTAGCAGTTGTAGTATTAACAGAGTCGTTATATTCAATAGGAATTGGAGCGAACGGTGCAGTCGTTGACATTATAGCGGTCAACTGAACAAACGATGCATTGATGTGTGCTTTACTTGCCGCACTAATGCTTAGAGCATTTATTCCAACTCTTAATACTTCCCATGCCGCAATTGTAAACTCTAACTGATTTCCTGGCAATGCATTGGCGCGTCTATAAGCAAGACCTGCTGTAACAACATTATAGTCTGTTCCCAACATTAAATCAATAGTTAATGCATCAACAATATGACCAACGTCCCGTTCACACTTAGTTTGGTCGTAATCTTGAACGTCATAGTTGTCTGAGATATACCGAATAGTGTTATTAACTAATAAGGTTTTGTTATTCTGTATCTGATTGCCAGCATCTGTCTCTGCTGTTATAGTAGCAGGTGCGGCAGCGAATGTAATTGGTGCGGCAGCAGATTCTCCATTGACGATTATGTCAGTGATTTCTTTAACGCTTGCTGTGATTAAAACTTTAGAAGCGTCAGCAATACTTAGTGCCAACATTTGATCACGAACAAAGACAATCACAGCAATTGTGGATGATACTTGTGCTGTAGGCAATGCATTTGCTCGTTGATAAGCAATACCTGCGGTCACAGAATTATAGTTCGAACCAGTCATTAAGTCTGTGATAACAGCATCAATGATGAAACCCGTATCACGTAGACATTTAGTTTCGTCGTATGTTAATGCAGGATAGTTTTTAGCAATGAATGTTATAAGTTCATCTTTCAACCATTCACGGTTGTTCTGAAGAATAATGGCAGCATCATCAGCATCAGCAGTAGGTAATACAGCAGGAGCAGGAAAGACTAAATCGTCATGTGCTTGTTCTGTGCTTTGCTTACCATTTGTAAGAATATCTATCACTTCTGACCAGTGAGCATTATTTCTATATAACGCTCCTGTTACACCAGTGCTTGCCTTTACTAGAGGAATAGAACCGACGGCACCACGTGCTTGGTTAAATGCTACAACAGTTGGTTGCAATTGTCCTGTAGTAACTTTATTTGATCCTGCTCTTTGATAAGCATGACCAGATGTTACTGCATTATAGTTTGTTCCGAAAGCAATGTCAAGATAAAGTCCGTCAAGAATATAATTCAAGTCACGAGTACACTTAACTTCGTCAAATGCGAATGAACTAAGTGATGTAACTAAGGAAATTGCAGAGTCGAGAGTCTTGAAAGAGTCGCCAAGAGAAGTACCAGAATTACCAAACTCTCCAGATTTAGATACGTAGTAAACATTCTCTACTGCATCTTCACCTACTTGAACTATATCGACTACGCCAAACTTATCACGCTTGAGGTACATTTTACCCTCATGCGTGTTGATCGCTATTTCGCCGAGATCAATGTCTGTATTGCCGGGAACTTGACCCGGGACATTAGTTCTGCGATTAAGTAATTTTGTGCTTGACATTTATATTCATTCCTGTTATAATGCTCTTAGTGTTTCTATTTAGTGTCTTTGAATTACCCTGGATACAAAGGATCATTACCAAAGAATCCTCCATCAAGTACATTCACACTGACCGCACCATTGACAACTGTAAATTGTTTAGCAGTTTGGGTTGAATCTCCTGCACTCGCATTAAACGATGCAACTCCGAGTACTGCTGAATCTGTTGTGATGGCACTTACTGTTAAAGTATTTGCGCTATCACTGTATAATAAAGAAATCGCACTACCTGGTGTCAGTAATCGATTAACACTACTATCAATATATTGTTCAATTTGTACACTATCTACGTAGAACTGTCCATTCGAATTAAGAAAAGTTCTACCGTTTACGGTTAAATCACCGTTAATTACTGTTGAATCTAATGTAACATCTAGTACGAATGTAGTATCGCCTAGTACTACTAGATTACCTTTAACCGTAACATCAGAATCAAATGACGCATCATTTCTTACAGTTAGTGGTCCAATCGATGCTGAATCGAGAGTTGTTATTCCTGTTGCAGTAAGATTGATTGCTGTTAATGCATCAACAAGTAAAGAATCTATTCTGCCATTTGAATCTACAATCAAAGCACTGTTAGCAGTATTAATACCTGCCTGATGATTGAGTAGATTTGTAAAGTAAGAACCACCTATAACTTCAAGTGACTCTGCCCTTACTGTAGCATCTGGATATGTCGAGTCTGCCCCAACACCGATGTATAATCTCTTTCCGCCATTACCAAATCCATCTGTAGCAGAATCAATTAACCATGAGTACGCCATCTCACCAGAGCGAAGATAAGGTGGTTCTCCACTCGTTCCGCTTCGTCGTGTTAGTATGAGACCATGTGCAGAATCAGAAGGATA